AAAGTATAGAGAACTTACTAAAAAATTTCATCCAGATGTAAATAAAGAAGATAATGCAGAAGAAAAATTTAAAAAAATAAATGAAGCCTATGACTGCATATCTGGAAAAAATTTAGATAAAGAAGAAATATCTCAACCATTTGATCCGTTTCATGGCGGATTCCCCTTTGCTCAAAGAACAGTTCATGTAGAACATGTAAATTTATATACTTCTATCTCATTTAAAGAATCTGTCCTTGGCTGCAAAAGAGATCTACAATTTGTTAGATTAAATAAATGTCAAGAATGCGACGGAAATGGACAAAAAAGAATTCATAACGGTTGCGATAAATGCTCCGGGCAAGGTCAAGTAATAAATAGACAAGGCAATATGATCTTCTCCAGAACCTGCGATAAATGCTACGGAAAAACTCAAACAATTTCCTGCCCCTCCTGCTCTAATAAAGGTATCTGCGAAGTAACTACCTCTGTCAATGTTACTATCCCAGGAGGCGTTACTACCGGAAATATTCTTAAACTTAATGCCATGGGCAATTATGTCGGATCTATGCTAAATATAGATCAATTTACAGATGCACTCTTACATATAACTGTTCAAGAAGAAGAAGGACTCTCCCTCCTAAATAATGATGTCGTCTCTTCTCTTAACCTCTCTTTATTAGAAGCTTTAACAGGTACCTCCAAAACGATTAAAACAATTAATGGTTTCCAAAATATAAATGTTCCTCCACTTTCCAAAAATAAAGAAGAAGTTATCTTGCCCAATTTAGGAGTTAATAACACAGGCAATCATAAAGTAATCTTAAATGTAGAATATCCTACAGATATCTCAAAATTAATAAACTCTCTCACAGAAATTAATTAATATGGCTTTCTCTCTCTCCTGCACCAATAAAGGCTGCGGCAATATTCAAGAACCTTATATAGACCCCAAAACTGATAAAGTTTATTGCTCCCTCTGCGATAAAGAATTACCCAATGTTACCTACTTTATCAAAGTTCAAATGAAAAACTCTAAACAATTTAAACCCAAAAAGAAAGACGCCTTCTCTGTTAAATGTAATAAATGCTCAAATAATGCCCAACCAATTTTACTTAATAATGAACTCCTTTGCAGCAACTGTAAGAAAATCTTAGATAATCTTTCCCTGCCTTTTAAAAATATTTTAAAAGAAAAATTAAAAAATAAAGAATGATTCCCTATGAAAGAATATTCTAAAATTGTAGAAGCTTGTCAGTACTTACTCAATAATTATCCAGAAGCTCAAAAAGTTAAATCTTATTTAGATCATAGAATTAATCAAAAAAGTCAAGAATCATTTCAATTAGGATACTTTCCTAATATTAAAAATATTAAAGTTCTCATAGATTTAGTAGGTCTAGAATCTTTACAAAAATTACAACTAATAACTACAAACTCATTTCAAAATGAATTAATAAAAAATGTACACTTTGATAATCAACCCCTCATCATCCCTCTCAAAAATCCATACGGAGAAATTGTCGGACTCTCCGGTAGAAGCATTCTTCCAGATAAAGAAATAAAAAATAATAATATAGCCAAATATAAAAATACACCCCGCTCAAATTTCTTTAAAAAAGGTCACCTTCTATTCGGATTATACGAAAATAAAAAATCAATACTAAAACATAACTCTGTTTATCTAGTAGAAGGACAATTTGATGTAATTAAAGCCACAGAAAAAGGTTTAACCAATACCGTCGGTCTAGGAACAAGTGATATGACCTATTATCAGTTCTCTGTCATTAATAGATATACAGATAACTTAATTCTTATTCTAGATAATGATTCTGCCGGAGAAAATGGTCGCAAACATATTATAAATAAATTTGGCAAATTTGCCAATATACAAAATTTTTATATTCCAGACCAATATAAAGATATAGACGAATATCTAAATAATAAAAGTGATAATGATAAATCTATGTCTTTTATAATTAAATAAATTATGTACTATATATACAAAATTACAAATAAAATAAATGGAAAAATCTATATCGGACAAACTTGTAAACCAATACAACGCTGGGCTCAATATAAATCAGCCGCCAAACGACATATAAATGATCAATTAGTTGTTCGCTCTATCATTAAACATGGCGCAGAGAATTTTTTATTTGAAATTATTGCTACCTGTAATTCTCAAGAAAATGTTAATATTACTGAAGTAGAAATTATTAAACAATATAATAGTCGTAATCTAAATATAGGCTATAATATAGATTATGGCGGCGATGTTAGTCCTCGACCCCCAGAAATTGCAAAAAAAATATCTGCTAGTCTAAAAAAATACTATCAAATACATGAAAGTACTTTAAAAGGTATAAAATTTTCAGAAGAAAGAAAAAAGAATCTTTCTATAGCTAGTATAGGAAAATCAGGAACAAATACTGGTAAGAAATTTGATGATAATTGGAAAAAGAAAATGTCTAGATCTTTATCAAGTAAAGAAAGAAAAGACTCTAGAAAATTTAATGAAGAAACAGAATTAGAAATTTGTAGATTATATAAAGAAGAAAAATCTACCTATTGGCTAGCTCAACAGTTTAAATGTGTTCGTGGAACAATATCTGCTATTTTAAATAGACATAATATAACAAAAAGAATATCAAATTATACTGGTCACAAAAATAATTGCAATAAATTTACTCTAGAACAAGAATTAGAAATATGTGAACTATATAAAAATACTAATTCTACTAGAAAAGATTTAGCAAAAAAATTTAATTGTGGATCAACTACAGTAAGAGATATCTTATTAAGAAATGGAGTTAAATTATAATATGGTTTATGATAATTACAATAAAAGAAAAAACCGCTCAGACTTTTATCAACATCTGCTTCAAGAGATTAATGTCTCAAATGAGATGTTAGGCTCATTCAGGAATGAAGATAGCATCTCCGCTAGACTCAATCCCTTTGAATACAACGAAGAACTCTTAGATCTAGAAGATCAACTTAAAAAAGAATTCTGGAGAATAGTCGATACTCTTCTCACTTCTCGCCAGAGAGAAGTAATAAGGTTATACGCTGATGGTTATACTCAAATGGAAATAGCAAAGAAGCTAAATGTTAATCAATCGTCGATCACAAAAAGCCTCAATGGCAATGTAGATTATAAAAATGAAAAAAGAGTATATGGTGGAGCTAAAAAGAAAATTAGTAAAATAATTCAGACAGATGAAAAAATCAAAGAAATTTTAAAAAAAATGGATGAGATACGATGTGAGAAGTGGTAAATTAAAATAATTTGACATGCTGGCGCCAATGATTATCTTGGTGGTATTGGTGGTTGACCACAAATTTTTTAAAAATTAAAGAAAGAAAATAATATGAACAAAGATAAATTAGATAATGAAACAGAAAAAGATTTACAAGATAAAAGATATTTGCCTATGATTGAAGAAAGAAAAGAAGAAAACTCATCATTTATGAAAGAGTGGCATAAGAATAATCCTCATCCTATGAAAGGAAAGCATCACACAGAAGAGACAAAAGCTAAGATGAGTCAAGCTAATAAAGGTAAAAAATTATCTGAAGAGCATAAAAAGAATATAGGTGAATTTCATAAGATGAAAAAAGAAAGAGAATCTGCAATTGTTGAGGCTTATTTAAATGGAATGATAGTTTCTGAAATAGTAAAGAAATTTGAAACAGGGAACGCTTCTATTTATAGAATATTAAAAAGAAATAATATTGAACTAAAAAGTAAGTGAAATTAATATGAATAAAGGTATATGTACAATTTATTTATTAAGAAATTTAATAAATAATAAAATTTATATAGGTCAAACTTGGCTCCCATTAAATCAAAGAATGGGTAAAGATGCTCGTGGATATAGGAGTAGCACTTATTTATATAATGCGATTCAAAATTATGGAAAAGAAAATTTTGTTTATGAAGTTTTAGCAGAATGTGATAATCAAGCAGAAGCTGACATTTTAGAAGATTTTTATATAAATAAGTATGATAGTCGTAATCTTGAAATAGGTTATAATTTAAATACCGGCGGAAGCGCAGGAAAACATTCTGAAGAAACAAAACAAAAATACGTAATGCAAATAGGTTATTAAGATGCCAAAATTAAGTCTTTGGAGGGGGGTCGGAGTTAAGACCAAGGATTACGAGTTTTTCGACAGACACGTTAGTG